TGATTGTTTTGACACGGCATCGCATAATAGAAATCATCTTCGCAGAAAACATGTCCTTCTTCGACTTTCGTTTTTAGGTAAACGCCCCGCTTAAGGGCGCCAAGGGCTTGTTTTTCGGTAGTTGATACCCCAGAGAGTGCAGCCTCGGTTCTTTGTATTTCTACAATAGCCTTTTTCATCTGCTCAGGGGTGTTAGAATACGCGTTGAGGGAGATTGTGTCTGTAGGTACCCCAACATGTTTCTCGACGATTGTACAGCCCATGGCGGTCGCTAGCGGAGCGACAGAATCAACGGCCGGAGATTCATGGGTCGAGAAACCAATTTCAATATCTGGGAATTCTTCTTTTAGCTTTGTAATTCTTGCCAAGTTCGAACATTCGATAGGGGTTGGATATTCACCAACACAGTGCATAAACGCGAAATCGCGATTATTATGTTTGAATAGCGAATATACTTTTCTAAGGGTTTCCATCTCTGCTCCGCCGGTGGATATAATAATCTTTTTGTTTATCTTGCAGATATCGTTCAATAGTGGCCAATCATCGATAGAACAACTGGCGACCTTAACGATAGAGACTCCCAGATCTTTAAGCCACGGTAGAGACTCGTTATCAAAGGGGGTTGCTATGACAGTCAGACCAGAAGCTCGTATGTGTCCTATTATTTCACTAAACTGCTCTTTTGACAATCTTGTAGAATTAAACCTCTTCACAAACTTCAAATCAGAGCTTTTAAAATCTTCATGAACAAACGTATCTAGCTGTCTAAATTGTAATTTAATAGCCGCGTTTACTCCTGTCTCGTTTGCTACTTTGGCAAATTCATTAATTATTGTTTTGGCGTGTTCAACACTGCCTTGATGGTTATTTGCCATCTCAAATATATAAAACATTATTATCTTACTCCTGAATTGTATAAATTTTCATAATACTCAAATTGCCACTCATAGTCGATATCAAAAACCTCTCTTTCGTTCATCGGATACAACTCAATATCCCCGGGGATCATAAAATCGCCCATCCAGACGCTTTTTTCTATTTTTGACATTCTGCCGGCATAAAGACAATGGGCGGCCTCATAAGTAGTATCAACAAATTTTGTGTTCATGACTGCCTGGCCCTGGGGCCATGGGGTGACCAAATTAAAATTAGAGTCCCAATAATAGTTTTTTTTCTCAACCACTCCAAATAGTCCGTCGGATTTTTGGCCGGCATAATACTCAACGAACTTTTCCACTGTTTCAAGTTTTAAGAATGGGGCGCACGCATTAACCAGTACGCAATATTTAAAAGGAAGCTTGTCCCACCATTCGTACATTTCAGACATCGGGGTGCCTTCAGAATTTGCGGAGGCCTCGGAGCGAGTAAAAATCTCTACTGGGTACTTTTTCGAAATCTCTATCAATTCTGGTTCATATACTGATGCATAAATATTCTTATTTGGTATATATGAGGACGCTGATAACTTTTCTAAGCATATGTCCATAAGAGTTGTCCCTGAAAAGGTTCTTATCATTTTTTGTGGAACCCTTTGAGAGCCGAGTCTTGCTTGTACAATAACACATATTTCATCAAGCTTTTTCATGATATTTTTCTCCTCCGCCAATATTTACAAATTTTGTATTCGGATATAAGGTGTGGAGGTACTCCCATAAATAGTCATATTGATTTTTCCAAAAGTAGCTTACGTTGTCAACACGTAAGTTTTGAAAAACGCCCGGTAGGGTTGTCTTTCCCGGCTCAAACGCATGGTCGCCATCAAAAATAGCTTCTGGTCCATCAAATCCCGTAAACAATACTTTGTCAAACCCAAGCTGGGCAGCAAATATCTTCATTCGGGCACCTGCTCCTAGCCTTCCATAAAATCTGGTATGCATGCAGAAATAATTACTATAATTATCAAAGGAATGTTGTAACCACCGATCATGAATCTCAAATCCAACATAAGTCTGATGTAGATCACGATATGAAAGAAAATCTTCTGACGTTATGTCTGGTTCTCCCATGATCATTGCTAAATGTACCTGCATATTTTTTAATTTTTCGTTTTTAAAAAAATGATTTATAGACCAGAGATAGTCATACTCTCTGGAATCCCAATCATTGTTAGCGGATGGCCCACCACCGACTAACATAAGTGTCTTTCCTTTATAATCAGAGAATCCTTCTTTGTTCTGGTAGGTTATATCTGGTGTAACAACTAGGTTGTTGCTAAAACTAGGAAAAAAGGTTTTACAGTCCGCAGTCGACCATTCTTGGAACGTATTCCGAGCGCGGTGGTGTTCAAAAACGTTCACTAATTGCCTCTTAATTTCTTTCTAACTGGTTCTTCACCTTTTGTAACGCGTTTAATACCGTCACCTAAAGCTATCTCTAATTCTCTAATTCCCTTAACAAGCTTAATGAGACCTTGTGGCTCAACTGATGCTAGGTGGTCAGAACCCCACATGGTGCGGTCTAGTGTTATATGCCGCTCGATAATTGTGGCGCCCAAATAAACACTGGCTACAGTTGTTCCCAAACGAAATTCATGGCCGCTATATCCAACATCGCAGTTATAACGGTCTTTCAATGTTTGAATACACTTCAAATTTAAGTCTTCTAGCGGAGCGGGATATGTCGAATTGCAGTGAAGCAATGAAAAGTCAGCACTCTCCTCTCTCATCCATTCAACTGCTTTGTCAGCTTCTTCTAAGGTACTCATGCCTGTGGAAAAAATAACCTCTTTTCCAGTCCGGGCAGAAGCTCTCATCAATTCTTCATTCGTTATCATAGCTGATGGTATTTTAATAAATGGTATGTCATATTGTTGCAGAAACTCTAGACTGTCCATATCCCATGGAGATGCGGACCATTCGATCCCCTTTTCTTTACAATAAGCATCAATTAAATCGTATTCCTCTTTGCCAAATTCCATACGGTATTTGTAGTCCAAATATGACATTGTTCCCCACGGAGTCTCACGTTGCACAGTCTTTTGGTGCTCGGGTACACATACGTCGGGATTTCTCTTCTGGAATTTGACAGCATCGCATCCGGCAACGGCCGCAATATCAATAAGCTTCTTTGCTACTTCCAGGCTGCCGTTATGATTGATCCCTATCTCGGCAATTATATATGTTTTCATATTTTAACTCTTTCTATTTTTTCGTAAACAGCGCTCGATGAAGCAACTTTAATATTTATATTCTTTTCTTTTAACCAATAATATAATTCTTTTGACGCGTCTCTGGTGGTTTTTATCTCCCAGTCTAGGACGTCACCCTTATTTATAAGCTTTTTATCGTTCTTATAGAAGTGTTCATAGTTGTTTTCGTTGGCGTCTTCTTGACGCAAATCCCATCCAATACAAATTATCTCTTTAAACCCCAAATGAACAGCCATATAAAACACTGTTTCATACATTATACCCGGTCCACACGGCCTTGTCAAGTTCTTGTCGATTAAAAAATCCTCAAATTTCTTTGTAACTGTGACAAATTCGTTGTTTATTTCGGTCCGAATTGGAATTTTAAAGAAAATATCATTCTTCTGTATGTACGACCAGCGCGCTCCTATTTCATAATTACTGCTTGCTATTGTGACCGGTCTGTGGGCTTCATATGAATAATGTTGCGTGATTTTCTTATTGTTTTCTTCTACTGGAAGATTGCTACAATTGAAGAAGTGGTAATCGGTTACCTCTGGAAAATAGTTATATGCTTGCTTGATTGCAAAAACAGGCTTATCTTTCAATAAATCTTTTAAGTATTCTGCTTTATACTCATTTAGTGATGGTCCACAGTTTAAAATATATAAGGTTTCTCCTTTGTGGATATCCTTGAGATATTCTAGCTTGTCCGATAACATAGGTTTTGAAGACAAAATATTATTGATTGTCTTGCTTCTATTCATTTCTAAGAAATTAACTAATTTCTCTCCAACATTTTCTAATTGAAAGTCTTTTAAGTTTTGCAGGTGTTTATAGGCCGCGGCCCCCTTGGCTTCAATTTTCTTCTCTTTCCAATCGCTATAGGCTGCTCGGAGCTGTTTTCTAAGAGATACTACGCTGCATTCAAACCAAAGACTATTTTGAGAATAAGTTGGATCACTAGTGTTGCAACAGTCATAATAACCTTCGACCAAATAGCTATATTCTTCACTTAGATAATCGACGTGGCCGCCATGTATGGGTGCTATAACCGGCTTTTTGTTTATGACAGATTCGAACAGAGTGAGCCCAAAACCTTCGCCTCTTGTTGCAGACGCGTATACATTTGATTTATCAAATAGCCATTTAATTTGTTCTTTTTTCAGGAATTCGGTTATTAATACAATATTACTATTTGCTTTTGGATCATCGGTTTTTGATTTAGCAATCTGAATATCTTTTATAATATGTTCAGGTGTCGGGTGTGTTGGGCTCGGATAGGTCTTTACAATTAACGCAACATCAGCATCAAATTCGAATTCCATTAAAAATGCAGAAACAATTTTATCAAACCCCTTTCTGTGGGTCCATTGAGACATAGTTAAAATTGTAAATTTGTCATCTAACGAAAATGGAATATCTATTTTCTGTGGAGTATGGGTGTCGTGATCTTCTACGATCGGATGCGGGATGACCGTGACATTATCGTTGTAGTTGTCAAATACCTCTTTGTTAAATTGACAGGCCGTTATAATTCCATCCGGCTTAAAATACTTAAGAGTTTCTTTCCATTCTGTACAAATATCTGTTGTCTCCCAAACTATTAAATGATAATTGGATGATGACGAATCTATAATCATTCTCAACGAGTTGCTTAATCCTGCTGTTGTTTTGAATCTCTCATCTGCGAACAGCGGGAGGGGAGTCGGCATATGCCACAAACAAATATAATCGTTGCTTGAGACGTATTCTTCTAGTTCGCTTTGATTTGAGAAGATGTATTTGTTTATCAGTTCAGCATCTTCTGAATTCAGGTTTTCGTCTGGCTGTATTACTGTCGAATATAATTTTAATTCGACATCATCATTATTAGATATATGTGAATCTATTGATTTTAAATAGCTTCTAGCGGCAATTCCGTAACCAGTCAGGTCATGAAATTGACCGCAGTAAACTATTTTTTTCACAGCACAACAACTTTTGATTCGCCGGTGTTGGATTGGCCGGCTTGCAAAACTGAATCAACAAACTGATCATATAATTTATGTTTGTTAAATCTTTCGTTTAACTCCGAAACATATTCACATGCAGAGTCATTGCCGGCAGTTACATCATCATAACATTTTCTCATCTGGCTTTTAGCAGAGTCTTCTCTTGCAAAAGACCACATACTATCTTTCTGAACAACTCCATCCCAGACAGCTTCTTCTTGGACAGGTTGTATATCAAATGATACATCATAGAACCGCGGCTTTCTCTTTTCATCAAATAAGAAATCGCACTGACCTGACCACCCAACTGTAACAACCGGTAGTCCAGAGTAGGCCGCCTCAAACAACGGAAGACCAAAGCCTTCGCCGTGTGTCAAAGAAACAAAAGACTTAATCTTCTCGTGAAGATATAAAGAGTGAACCTCTTCATCGGTCATATCTCCGTGCAAAAGGTATATTTTGCATTTCTTATCTTTTGTTTCGGAATTTATAATTTGTTTAATTGTATTTTCTGTAGACAGCCTGTCTATTAAAGAATTTTTCATTATATTTGTTTTGATTACCAATCCGACTTCATCATCTTTGAATTCTCTTATAAACCATTTAATCAAGTTTGGTATGTTTTTGCGGGGACCCATCTGAGAAACACAGAGGAAGTTAAAGTCGTACTCTAATTCCAACTCTACTTCTGGTAGATTTTCATACTTTTTAACAGGATAGTTAACCACATCGATGGGTGTTTGAAGAATATAAGGTATTTCTTCTTTGGTCGTTTGGTTAACCGCCGTATACACACTCTTTTCGAATATATCTTTCGAGTGGTTGGATACAACAATAAGTCTGTCCATAATATTGCTCTTTTCTAACCATTGGGGCGCCACTTTCGTAGTTTCGATGCCGGCGGTATACCCGATATTAGTTGTTGCAATATTTTCAAATTCGTTAGGAACGGTGACTTGTAGACTATAATCAAATTTGCCACCTTGTTGAATGAAGAAAATGCTCTTCTCTATTATCTGATCAATCCATTCTCTCTCTTCATTTAAATCATTAACCCAGGAAGTTTTGCCCCATTCCAAGGGTTGGATAAAGATATCAAATTTATCTTCATGTGCGCGCAGCGCTCTGAGGGCAAAGCGCGCTTGTTCTCCGTACCCGCTTCTTGTTAGTAGGGGGCCTCTTAAAAGAATTTTCTTTTTCATGCTATCTCCTTAAGTGTCCATCGAGCATAGTTTTTTCTTGTTTCCCATGAGCCGTGTTTCTCCATTGTTTCATCAATAAATTCAACCCATTGTCTTTCAAAGGTTTCAAAACTATAATTCTCTTTTACATGATTGAGGCCGCCTTTGGACATTTTCTCATATGATTTCTTACTGTTTTTAATTGCTTTGTTGAGGACTTCTTCAAAGTCTCCTTGATTCATCCTATCCTCATAAATATAAGGGACCTGAAGAGAACCAATGACGGTTCTCGAGGATGGTTGAATTCCCCACCCAAACCACTCCTTTCCATTAGTAACCTGCTCTTGTAAGCCCCCGGTCATATTAACAATTATTGGAGTTCCGCATGACAAAGATTCAAGGGTTGCCAAACCAAACCCTTCTGCATCAGATATATTAATTGTATAGTCTGCTGCATTATACATATTGGCCAATTCCTCTGGGGCTATCTTGTTTGTAGAAATTAAAACTTGGCCGTCGGTGAGGCCGAGGTGTTCAATAAGATGAGGGAGATCTTGTCCATGGGGGTCTTTTGCATCGGTGTGCATTAACAAAGTTGCTTTATCTTGGCCGACCTTGTCCAACCATTCCTTAAACCACCAAATAAGAGTACCCGATTGTTTCCGACGGGCATTCCGGTTATTCCAGAAAAAGATTTTCTTATTTGGGCTATTATGATTTTTTGAAACATCTAAAACTTGTTTTCTGAGATCGGCTGCTCTTTTCTTCGACTCAGCATCTTTAAATTGGTAAAATACAGACGAGTTGACTGCATGTGGGATCCTGCGGCCGTAAGCTTCTGGAGAGGCTGCTCGGACAATATCATCTGTAACCTTCGAAATGGTTACGACTTCGTCGTTTGAGTCATACCAAGCTTTATTAAAATATGGGACAGGCTTATTATCCCAAACATGGTAATAAACCATTGGGATATGGGCCCGTACTTCGTTCTCAATCTCCCACAACCATTCATAGAATCTTGGATCGGTCATAAACCACAAAAGATCAGGCTTCTCTTTTTGGAGAACCGATCTTATGGTTTCGTGGTTTCCGTATCCATCGATTGGATAGATAACCCAATCATCCATCCATGGTTCTACTTTTATAGGGTTATAGTTATTATGTTTTATGGCGCCCCCTAAACATACAAATTTATATCTCCCTGTTTTTAATAGAGCTTCAATAAAATATTTTGTTTGGGTTCCAACCCCCGAGGGAGATAGGGGGTGATCTGATATTACTAGTATCTTTTTCTTTTTCATTTGTTCCTCATGGGCAATGTTCCGTGTTAAAAAATTTGCAGCCGTAGCCACCTGTACAAGACAACCGATTTTTAATGTATCGCTTGTTTTTTATATTGTATAGTGCTTTACTCAATAATTTAAGCGCATTTTCAGTTTTTTTCGGGCCGCTCGTTACTCTAAAAAACTCTACCGGATTTTTCTTGGCGGTTCTTTTGAGTAATGCAAAGTGGGTTTCTACCATTTTTGGGTCGGCGCCTGTCTTTTGACAAAAATAGTTTTTATATAAGGTAAGTTGATAGGTAATCATAGGTTCGCTGCGTTTCTTGGTGTCCCAGCCCCAAGAACAAGTCTTCCAGTCAAAGATATGTATCTTTCCGTCTGGAGTGGCTACAATGGCATCTATAAAGCCTTTAAATTTATAATCTTCTTCGTCCGGAATATCTTCCATTAAAGGCATCTCAACAGCAAGTACTTCATATTCTTCAAAATACTCGTTCAATGCATCTTCAATTTCAGGAATAATTCTTTTGCCTTGACCAATCATATCAAGAACGAGCTTTTTATTTATTTCATGGTCTTCGTCTAAAGACGCAATGTTCTTTTTTAGCTCTTTGACAAAAAAATCATCCTCTATTTCTTTTTGAAGCAACTTTTTTTCACACACAGAGTGTAAAGCCGATCCAAATGCCGTATATTCATTCCCGGTAAATCCATCGATTTTTTCGACGCGTGTAAGTTTGTGATAAAAGGGACAAAAATCCCAATCCTTTAGTTCTGAATATGATATGTGTGCCATGTTGTGCCTCTCCTTACCATTAGTATAACCGACTTAATATTCGTTGTCAAGCTTATTCGGATCTTGGAGTAGAAAAATCTTTTTATATAGTATTGGGCACAATTTTTTCAAGTATGAGTGATCTGAATCTAAGTAAAATTCTGTGAACATCGTAGCAAAATATTCTCTCAGTGAGGTAGCAGCATATGCGTTCACAAACAGGCCTTGGCATATTGGAGATAGTTTTGAGTATCCAATTTTCTTATGTAGAAAGTCGTCAAATTCTGTGTTGAACTCTACATCGCCGAAGAGGCTTTTCGGTACTTTGTAGTCTAGTTTCCAGAGCAAATCGTGAAGGAAGGCGCGCTTTTTTAAAAATTCATCTTTAACTTTTTCATCACCGTAGATAAAATATCCATGAGCTTCTTCAAGAGAGTGTGAAATTTCATGAATTATATCATCAAACATATCTTCTTCACTATCTTGCATGTTTGTTATGTAAACTGTTCCAGAATCATAAAACGCGTTTACTGATCTTTTTTCAAATTCGTCAAACCAGCCAACAATTATCATCTCTATCTCTGACAATAAATGGAGCGGGATCTTTGATTCCACTTTCGATATCACTACTTCGGCGTCTACATCGTTTATAATTTCGTCTTTGAAATAAACATGTATTCCCGAGGGTGTATAAAAGTCAGAGTTTTTCTGCAATCTTTTCTTGTGCATTTCCTGCAACTGTTTTATAAGCATCGTCTAATCCTAATTGGTAACCACGTATAAAGTTTTCTTCTGCAAATGAGAAGACAAATTCTGGGAATTCATGAGCCAGAGCATCCACAATCATTTGAACCGTGACCTCTTCCTTGTCAAATTTCGTCCCTACATATTCAACTAACATGTTTTTTAATTCATTATCGGGCAAAACTGCCATGGCTAACACGTCATTTCTAGTTGCCTCTTCTTCGTTAATCAAGTTCTCAATATCTTTTTCAGTTGTCATAATAACCTTCCTTTTATATAATATAACACATATTTTTTTGATTGTTTAGGTTCTATAAGACTTTTGATGCAAGAGTCGCTAATTCAGATCTCTCGCCCTTCTTAAAGGTCATATGCCCTGCAATCGGGTACTCTTTAAAATTTTCTACCGCATGGGCTAACCCATTTGAAGTCTCATTAACATATACATTATCAATTTGTTCGACGTCGCCGGTTAATATAATTTTGGTTCCCTCGCCGATGCGGGTAATTATTGTCTTGATTTCGTGCCTAGTAAGATTCTGTGCTTCATCAATAACAATAAATGCATTTGAAATGGAGCGGCCACGAATATAAGTAAGTGCTTCAATCTCAATTTTACCTTTCTCCATATACATTTCTAATGAGGTTCTATCTCCCATTAAAAACTTTAAATTATCTTGGATTGGCATTAACCAAGGAAGCATTTTTTCTTCCATGGAACCCGGCAAAAAACCTATATCCTTGCCTAGAGGTTGTACAGGTCTAGAAACAATCAAACGGGAATAGTGGTTGTTTTCGGCGCGGAGGCCAATTGTTTGTTGCAGACCTGCAGCAATCGCCAACAACGTTTTGCCGGAGCCGGCTCTTCCAACAAGCGAAACAATTTTAATATTTGGATTCATCAACATGTCAATAGCAAACGCTTGTTCTTTGTTCCTGGCATCAATATTCCAATCAGGAAGATTTTTGTGTATTACCTTCTGAAGAGGTTCATGATGATTTTTAAACTTTGCTAGCGCTGATTTTTTGTCATTTGCATTCGATACCATCATAATATATTGATTTGGAAACATTATAGTTTCTGCCTCATCTTCTCTCATTGTGATATCCTCGCCAGAATAGAATCTCTCAATAATTTCATCATCAAAAGATTGTACAATAAACCCATTATAAAGTTCCTCAAAGGAAGCAATTGCCTTTTCTGAGTCATAATCCTCGGCTGCAATCCCAATAGAATCGCAAATAACCCTCATATTTATATCGCGGGAGACCAATATGGTCTTTCTGTTCTCTGCATGTATTTGTATGGCCATCGCTGTTGCTATTATCGTGTGGTCGGGGTGCCTTATATCTAAATCTGGCGGAAATATTACCTCTTTCAATACAGAATACGATATTACTTTTAAAATGCCATAGCCTTTCCCAATCCTAACCCCTTTTTCAAGATTGGCTTTTCCTCTTAACTCATCAAGAGTTCTTATAAATTGTCTCGCATTTGAGCCTACCGAGTCTTGTCTCTTCTTGTGGCCATCAATTTCTTCTAAAACCTTAAGTGGGATAAAAATATCATGATTTTCAAACTTGTATATAGCTTCCGCGTCAGTCAAACAAACGCTAGTGTCTAAGACATAATTTTTTTTAGCCATTCTTCTCCTATAGTGTCAATGTAAATAGTCTATATGATTACTTTGCCACAAAACACTATGCTTTCTTACAATATTTAGCTATATAAGGTTTCTGGGCGCCCTACTTCGTGGCACACTTTTTGATGATTTCCCAATCAGCTACAAAAACTATTGGTTTTTCACCTTTTTCATATGGTACCCCAGATGCGCGCAATTTGTTAACTTCTTTTTGATTAGTAATTTGTGCTTCCCAGCCGTCAACGCCTAATTTATATTCTGAATTATTGGCAATGTATCTTTTTTTTAAAGTTACACAAATGTTATATCCGCAAAATGTCTTAACGAGTACTCTGTCATTTTTCCGATATTTTCTCTTCGACTTCATAAATTTTTTCTATAGCACTCTGAGAATTCTGTGGTATGAACAAAACTCGCAAACAGAAAAATGCCGCTAAGAACATTGCCATTGCTAAAACCGTCAATTCTGCTACTGTTTCCATATAAGTAACTATATGTCTTATATAAAAAATGGAGCGGGAAACGGGATTCGAACCCGCGACATCCACGTTGGCAACGTGGGGCTCTACCGCTGAGCTACTCCCGCATTTTTCATTCCTGGGTTCCACCAATCCGGGCGGTGGCTATATTTCCATGTCGCAATACGTTCTTTTTCTCCCATGTAATAATCACGGTATGCTGTTACTACACACACATTTCTATATTGAGGAGGCATAGCTTGTGCGAAAGGGGTCAATCCGCATGAGGGAAGGTTAATATTCTGATCACGACACCATTCAATGACGCCCTGACTTTTATGGACTTTACCATATCGCTCGGTATACTCGACTGAGAGTGCTATCCCGTAGTCGATGAGCCATTGCCAGTTGGCTTGTGATTCGGAAGCCCAAATGGTACACGGATGTTTGGCATGCGTGGCGCGATACGGCGGATGGATGTCGTGGGCGGCTACTACTGTACACATCATTTGAGCGGTTTCTAAGATCATCTTGACCACATGTTTATCGCATGCCATAGCAGCCGCAATTTGGGGATTTTTATCTAATACAAAAATGTTCATAATTTTAACCTTTGTTTGAGTAATGGCTGGGGCGACTGGACTTGAACCAATAACTTCCGGATTAACAGTCCGACGTTCTGCCAATTGAACTACACCCCAATGTTGCGACTTTCTATAATTAGGTAAGTCGTCAACCTATCTGTCGAACATTATTTATATATCAAATGATAAGGTACCACTATCTGTAGCCAAGGAAGCTGTCCAGCCTCCCAAATAAACACCGGTATTAATTAGTTCGACAGCAGGGATCAAGACTTCCGCACGGAGAGTACAAAACCCTCTCTTGTAATCGTAAGCTTCAGTTGAGTGTTCAACCAAATCTAGATCATAATAATTTTCTGATAACGCTTCAAATACATGTTCTTCAAACATATGAGTTCCGCGCTCATAGTCATCTAGAAGGTTGTTCTCGCGGAATACTTCTAGAACATCACTACCCCACTTTGTTTGGGCATGTATACCACTAGTAGCGATAAGACTAGAAAATTTTTCTAGTACATCAGTGTTGGATATTGCTGTTTCAACCTGATCTTCCGTGTGCATGAAGCAGTCTGCTCCATCGGAATAAATTAATGCTACCATGGTATCTGGTGGCACCTTTAGACTTCTTAGTCTTTTTGCAATTGACATTTTTTTCTCCTTTTTAGTCAAGATGACTGCCCCTCGCGGCCAAGATGGTTAACAGTCACCTGTCCTACCACTGAGCTACGGGGCAATATATTTATTGGAAACCCAAACAACAATATACTCGCCCTTTGATGGAGGAGGACTATTTTTTTGTGTGTTTTCATCTATTTGAGCCGGTACCACGCACGATTTGAGTACTTTCACTGCCTTAAGACCTTCAGCGTTGCCGCCGAGCCATGAAAGAGTAGTAAACTCGCAATCTGATGATAATAGTGCTGCAGAGGTTGAGGGATATATAAAATTATTGTGACCGGCCTCTGATAAATAACACTTTGTATATTTAGGATTTCCCATAACTTATCTTAACATCTTAACACAAGGTTGTCAAGGCTGAATCCAGAGATAACCTTCCTAAATGGGATTAATTTCCGCTTTTTTGACTGTTCTTGCTTTATCTACCGGAAAGTTTTTTGGTCGTACGGAGCGGGGGCATATCAAAATCTCTCACCTTTTTGGCTAATTCTGATGAACTTTCTAGCTTTTCATCACCACCGATAGCCCACAATAGCTCAACTCCAATTTCCTCACAAACATTTTGTTCTGGGGTATTTGAACGGCTGCGGTCCCCTCCATTAGCAAAATATGTCGGTTTAAGGCGCCGTATTGCTTCGCAAACGGTGCCGTCGGTATCATCTACAGAATCAACGAGGATAACACCCTTGATCGCATTGAGTATTTCTACTCTTCTTTCAAATTCCATAAATACAAAACCTTTCTTTTTATACAACCAATCATCTGAATTTGCAATGACTATTACATCTCCGTATTGTGCGGCCTCTCTTATCATTCTAATATGGCCGGCGTGCACAGGATCAAATCCACCCGAAACCATTATAGTTTTGTTTTCATTCTTACTCATCAATAAACTCCAAGTTTGTTTTTTCTAAGTCACATAATAACAGCATATGGTGTAATTTTGAAGGAGATAGGTCCGATTGATCAAATATTTTAATAATCTTCCAATCAATTACACTAGAAATTCTCAAAGCATACAGTATCCATTCACTACAATACCATTTGTTTTTCTGTTTTATGTGAAAAGGCAGAAATTGCGAAAGTAGCATCCCAAACCAGTCATATTTAGCCCCCCTGGTTAGATCATAAAAATCTATAATTGTTTTATATTGTTCTCGTGTAACACCTATTTTAAAGAAATCCCAACTATCTGAATTATGAATATTCACTTCTCTCTTAACAATTTCCGCTTTTATAAAAGGGCTGATTCCAATCCATGTTTTTTTATCTTCTAATATTAATTCAGCATGACTATACTGGCTTTTGGTCCATTTTCTAACAACATGATTAATCAGATTGCCTTTTCCTTTATATAAAGCGATCCAGATGTTCATACAATACTTATTCTACTTTTTTGCTTTTTGTGTGCATATAATTTAAATTATTTCTTTTTTCGAAAACAGCTCTTACTACCTCTTCAGTCTCGAGATCATATCGTTCTTTGATATCCCAAAGAGCAATTTCTAGAGAGTCCTCAAGTTCAATTGAGGGCTTTTCTGGTGGAGTTTTGTTTTTCTTATTTAACCAGTCGAATATGAACATATTTTTTAAATGGTGGAGACGGCGGGAGTCGAACCCGCGTCCAGAATAAGTCTAATTGTAGTCATTCACAAGCTTATCAGTTTTTATATCCCCTCACTGCATGGGTAGGCGGCTATAATCTAAAGCTTACCGTCCTGTTGCTTTAGATGGTTTGATTTTTACAACTTATCTGTTGTTTTGATTAGATTGGAAAGAAGGCCCTAATCAGCCTCCCGATTAAGCCGCTAAGCGGACAGATTCGAAGTGATTATTGTTATTAGCAATTATGTTTTGTATCTGCGTTTAGAGTCTGCTGGTACGTTTGACTGCTTGCACTATTCCTCTTTCTCACCCTGTCGAAACCATTGCATCCCCTTTTTTCTTTCTTGTTTTATTGATGATCATCCCTATTGGTGTTCCATCTTCTTTATCTAGCCAGATTACCGTTTCGCCGCGAGATTTAAATGTCGGCAGCTTGCTCTTTGTGGCTCTTGAATAATTAATCTTCTTTTTTGCTTTTGCGAGGGCAACTTTTTCTGTGGAATGTTGACTTATAAAATCCCCTTGGATATACTTTCCGTTCCATTTATATACTTTCCACATTATAATAATCCATCTATTGTATCTCTAACATACTGTTCATTAAATCCAACCGCTCCCGTGTATATTTTAAGTTCTTTATCCAAGAAAACGTAAGTTGGAAACCCACCAACTAAGTAGCCTGTAATTCCTTCTTGATCCATAACATATTCACGTGACGCGTATAAAATTGGTGCTGTCGTAATACCGTGATCTATAACCCATGAATTTATCTCTTCTTCTGTGGGAGATATTCCATATGTTAATCCTTCTATCAAGAAGGTAGCAAAAACAATATCATCGCCATAATCATCTTGTATTTTTTGTGTGTGCATTCCTGCATTCTGGCACGGACCACACCAAGCTGTGGAAAAGTCTAATATCACAACCTTTCCTTTTAAATCATACAATCTCCAAACATCGTTATTCTGATCATATAATATAACGTCACAAACACTAGAACCAATTGCTTTTTGATCACAGTCGGCGGCTTCAATAACTCCGAACTCTGTTGGAATAAATTCTTCTTCTTCTGGTACCACAGTATCAGAGCCATCGTAATCCACCTCTGCCGGATGGCACCCTATGAGTGATAGTAATAGTAAGGTCAATTTCATTTTGATTTTTCCTGAAAATATTCGTTTATTTTAAATTGTTGGCATGCCTTGTAAAAGGCTTGGGGTGTTAGACCCAAAAATCTTGCGGCATCTTTTTTAGATTTAGTGGTTGAAATAGCAAATTTCAATACAGCATCTCTTACAATATAACTAGTTTTTCTCCAAATATCAAACCCATAAAGTCGGTTATTTATACTATTTGCGCATAATTCTAGCTTTATTGCGATCAGGTCTTCTATAGATAAAGAGTTTATGTTGACCAATATTTCATCAGAGATTTTATTCTGATTTTTTAAAATTTTTATTATGCTTTGGCTTGAAGTTGTGATATTTTTGTTTTTCATATTATATTAAGATCGCATGCGGAACGCATTAAGATCATATAACAAACACATGCGGTTGCAAACACATTTTATATTTATTAAGAAACATTCAGAACACATTCAATCGCATGCAGAACACAATGTCAGTATAGTATTGTTTTCAAATCTTGTCAAGTAAAAAGTGAAAATAAAATTTAATCGTCAGAGTCAGATCCACCATGACCAGCATCGGCATCGCCCATGTGTTTCGTGACCGCCGATTGGATTTCGGTTACAATTACAGACCATATAACATTCGCCTTCGCTATCGTTCGTTCTTCTATTTTAGCTATCTGGAGGTCTCTGTACGCGGCCGCAGTTAGTCCCTTTTTCGCGGCCGGTTTTGTAAAGGCAGACACGCCATTGATCATCTGGTCGTGAGCATCGTGAATCGAAGCGATGGAATCTGCCAATCCATCGATGAGGGCCAGTGCACCGACCAGTTCTTCGCCGGGTATCTCATATGGGGAGCCCCCCGATCCCGCACCGAAGAGGGCCGCGAGTTCAGCATGCGTCTCGGACATTAAATATCCCTCGGACATTTATAGCTCCAACTCTAAATCTTCTTCGCCGCCAACCATATCTTCTTCGCCGGCGACTGGTTCTTGTTCTGATTTTGCCATATCATAGGCTTGGTTTGTAGGTTCTTCTACAGACGGCGCCAATTCTTGTTCAAATTTCTCAAAATAAAGCTTAAGATTTGCCACCAAATAATCAAAGAATAATTCTTGATCTTCAGGATCCGCTAACAACTCGTATGAGTCAATAACGCTTGTTTCTATTTTTTTGAATGATTGATAGGCCATATTTCTACCTGTTTCATCACCTTCGACGTCGGCACCAAATTCATCGCGAGGATCTTCCTCTTCTTCGTCTTCTTCGTCAGCGGATTTCTCAGCATCAGTACGGATATCGATAAATTTGTCATCGTCAGCAGAATCGCCGACATTGATTTCAATCTCTTCTTCTAAATCTTCATTGATTTCTTCTCCACCGGCCGCGCTATTAATTTTTGCTGGCGTTAGAGAGTTTTGGACAGCATTTACAATATGAGATCTGAACGACTCTCTTTGGCTGTCACTGGTCGTAAGTGATTTATAATCTGTTTCTAAGACAGGTACAATTTTTTTCAACAGGTCTTCCAAAACATTTATTCCTGTTGACCTGTTTGGTGTAGGATCAACGTCAGGCGTGCCACCTTCTGAAAGTTGTCTAAGTTCAATGTCCATAAATCCGCGGATTAGGGACCGAACATTTTCTTCTTCGTCGACCCTTTTTTGCTTGACATGTCTTATCATATGTCTTATACTCTCTCTAAGGGTTTTCTCTTCATTGTGATTCATTTTCTATATCCTTTCTCTATAATTAGTTCCATAACTTCAGCAAGTAGACCTAAATCTATATATTGCTTTTGTTTTTTCTTTTTTGTATCTCTTTTGGCCGGCTTATCCGACCCAGATGCCAAAGGGGCGCTGCTTATAGCTACCCCCCCACCGCCCATTGCAGAATTCTCATCAACTGTTGAAAGGTCTAATATATCCAATACAGCATCTACATTCTCCTCTCCAACAAATTCGGCTATTTCGCGTCGATTTTTAACCGCATCCCCTAACGCATTGCGAAAATCTGTTGCGCTATATGGCTCTCCAGAATCTCGCGACGTTGGAACGACTGCGGATCCACGAGGTGGAACAAGATCTACACCATCTTTAACATATTTCTCTGCCTCTGTCCAACGTTGCCAATCGCAATCCTTTTCACTGCAGCCTAAAATTACTTCGTCACCTACATTTAGGGGCCCCTCCTCACCAATAAAATCATATGCAGCAGTTACCGGTGACGCATGGTCTTTGGAAGCTTCAATTCTAACATTGGGTATATCACCGGCTAATATTTTCCATATTTTAAGAGAATCTTCGGAAGTGATTTCTCGCCCATCAGGGAGATATCTACCTTGCTTGGTTGGTTTAGAAATAATTACCACCACTTCATCAGCCATATTGGCATATTTTCGCACCATATCAAGATGCCCCTTGTGAGGTGGTTTAAATGCGCCCGGAACGATCGCGACGGTCTTAGGGTAATCAGTGTCCACTACTGGATCATCTGATTCGTCATCTGTGGGTTCTCCGAGTTCCTGATCCATTTGGTGTCTTAGTTCATACCATTCGTCGGCTTCTGAATCGTAATCATCTTCGGTGATCTCAATTTCGAAATCTTCTTCAAGTGCCTCTTCCTCCGTCATACCAGAACGTCTGGCTCGTCCAATAATTTGGTTGGCCATGGCAAAAGCACCAGTCAATTTATAAATTTTGTCTGACCCGGGTGGATATTCGAATACCACGCCTTCCATAGAAGAAGCAAGGTTCTCAACATCGCCAAGTTTTGCGAGTTGTTGGTCGACAAGCTCACCCATTTTCTCGTCGCCGGAAGCTTGTAAATTCTTAAGGTAAGCAATCGACTGTTCAAGTTCAGCCCGCATGCGTGTTACCTCTTCATCATTATCACTAACAAAATAACTCTTAACTCCGCGAAGTACTTCGATAGCAAAATCGCTAATAGCTACTTCAAGCGGTTTTAAAACACTGGCAATATATTTTCTAGATTTAGTTTTAGATCCGAGAGTGGAAACAGTAGATTGTAGTTCTTTCGGAAGACCCTTCTTAAGCTTAACAACAGTAATACCTTGTTCCTTGGCCACATCCGGATTCAGCATCAGCGTGACAAGCTTTTCGGTAATATCCTCCGGTAGACTTACTTGTTTAGCATATTTTCTAACAACCAATTCAACATAATCGCCCACTGTGGCGTCCATACCAACGGGGTCCGCGAATGATTGAATTTTAGAGGTTACTTCTTCTAGTGCAGAACCATCTGCTAATTTTTTGAGGGCAACAAGCTTCGGCCCATGGATGTTCCAATTTTCATTGCCTACTTTTTCAGTAGCACCATCTATCAAGCTAACGAGCTTCGTAAATTTTTGTTTTGTTAATTGCCTCATCTCCGGAGTGATTTCTCCCTCTCCAAAATCTTGCAATCCGTGTAAGACCACATTGGGAGAAGAATACAAAATGATATTAGGATTCCCGGGGTACATTATTTCCATATTAACATACCTCTGGCCGTTTGCAAAAATTGCCTCGAGGTCATCTGGGCTTAATCCGCGCAAAGCCGTAGAAACAGCTTTAAATCCGTTTGTAAAGGCGCTCTCGGCGGGATGCCCGGCCCATTTACTAATATATTCATCGGTGGTCATACCACCCTTCTTAATATCGCCTGCATTACGCGCAGTGCGCGCATTTCCAGCGGTGGCCACTTCAACTTCACCATCCGGAGTAATAGTCCAACTTAAAAACAAGTTTTGTCCGTCGACTTTTTCAGTAGCGTTGGTAATCTCAGCGTTTGCAACTTTACTGAGGATATCTACAATTTCGCTAAATCTTAAGTCAGTATCTTCCGACAAGTGGGCCATGTGCCCGGCAACGCCTCCCATTACTGTTCTCCTTTTGACTCTTCTATAATATTAAGCTTTTCTTGCAGAATAGACATATCATTTTCCATCCTTCTGGCAAATCTTTTTACCTCACGCAGATGCGTTTTAGCAATTTGTAGCCTGCGCTTTTCAGTAATAGTTCTAGGTTTAAGATTGGAAATTATTTCTTGGAGACCTTGAATATAAGTAAAGATGTTTTTTTCATCCAGACTTTCATTAAGAAAAGTTTGCCATTCAGAATTTAAAGACATGTTGTGTTCCTCTTTTTGTTGTAATAACAGCTTTTGTATAAAGCGTTTTCGTGATAATTTGAGTTCAATTTTTATACTTACCGTTCATGACACTCACCTTAGAGCCGCTTGCGAAGGATTTTAATCATGGCTTCTTTAAGTTCTTTTTTCTTTAGAAATGCCGGTGTCTTATCTTCTGTTTCGCCTTCTTCGGTCGACGGTTCATCATCTTCTTCATCCAAACGTCGGCCACCTTCTGGGCGAGCCCTATCAGGTCGATTAGTCCTTGATTGTTCATCAAGATCTTTCTCGTCGGGTGGGCACTCATGGTTGTGTTTCTCGGCTAAAGATGCGTCAGTAACCTGAATGTCCTCGGCCGCCACATTTTCTAAAATAGTGCCGTCAGAAAGTTTCATATCATAATGGGTTACCTGTCCAAGCTTTTTATTGTAGTTGTGGTTTACTGCTTCAGCCATCTCAATTTTGCCATTGTGGCTAACGCCGCCATGATGTACACAGTAGTGATTCGGGGCAAAAGCCTCATCTTCCTTTAATTCAGCATCGTCCGGCCTTTCATTATTTTCATTAAGCTTGTCAAGATTCATTTTAAATCCCCAAGCTTCGCTAAGAAGTGATTTCACTTCATTGTTTTTCCAATCTTTAATAGACATCTTTTTGTCTCCTTTTTGTAGATGTTCAAAGTAAATAGTACTCTTTATGCTGTCTTCCCAATCTCGAAAACATAAATTGCCTACTTCATAAGCTTCTCGTTCCATTTCACGCAAATGCTCATCATTTTGTGCATAACCCTCTCCCATTTCCCCGACATTTCGAAAATCGCCGCGGCAGTTCTGAGTATGGTGAACCAGCTCATGAGATAAGGACCGCATTACGTCTTTTGGATGTCGGCCTGTTATATATACCGTAATCGCCTTTTCGCCAGGATTATAGAATGCGGTTTTTCCTAATGGATTTTCAGCATTTGTAGAATCGCCTTTTAAAAAAAGTCTAGGAGGATTTTCAAACCCCATTCTTTCTTTGGCAAAAGGTAGGAATTTTTTTATCATTGGACTGATAATATCAATCATTTAGAATACCTTTGGTATATAAATACAGATATAAATAGTATTTAAAACGGTCTTTCACAAATTATTCAGGTTTATTAACAGAAGCTTTTTCCACAGACCTAAGACTTAATGTAAATAATTCTACTTCTGTCTGAGGCTGATTGATTGGTCGCACTGTTGAGATTGATATAATTCGATTGGATCTTATTTTGTTTTCTATTTTTATTAGTATACCATAGTTCAATTCCCAAGACTCATCTTCGGAATTCCATTTGGTCCATTCTACTATATCACCAATACTAAATTGTTTTGAGGAAATAGAGCCAAAATATTCTTTCTCAGTCATCATACTCTACAAGCCAGCTACAAACACCATTTTTTAAGTAAGTTCGAAGAAGTTCGTCTGCATCTTTTTTATTAGAAAATGGGCCATCACACTTAACGACACAATTGACACCATCATACCATTTTAATAAAAACCCACACGCAGGTGCAGACACACCCTCCCCATTGGATTTAAAATATTTCTTTTTTTTAGTTGACACCAACCTAAATAGGTGATTTTATACTAAAAAATGTTTATCTTTAGTTAAAATCACTATAATTATTGCAACCATAGAGATTATTGTAAACTCATAACCAAATAAAATATAAAATATCCATGAAATTAAATTTGCTAGAATTAATTTCCAAAATAATCCAAATTTAAATAACATCAATCAAATCCTGTAGATAGTAATTCTTTCTGTTCTATCTCTACCAAATATCCATCCCATGTATATATAAAACACTTGTCTGGATTATCTGGCATATCGTCTATTATATAAGCTTTCTGGCCACGAATGATTTTTATAAAACTTCTTTTACTGGGATTAAAACAGAAAATATACCCGTCGCCCTTAATCGCGACTTCGGGTAATAAAACTATTTTATCAATTTCTTCTTGAGTTTTGTATGGTATTTTACCATTTAATTGTTCGACCGCCAACTTTATACGGTTTTTCAAATCACCTATATCGTCGGAATCGTTGTTGCCCATGTCAATTTTATATTATCTTTGACCATGCCATGGCCACACCCATAATGGTCTGTATCACCATAAACATTGTAACTGCTTTTGTTTTAAATTCTTTCAATTCTTCAAGATCGTCTATAGCTGCTCTTATCTGCGGAGGCGAGGCTACGTCGTCCATTTTTTCTTTCCAGGCTTTTAAATCCTGCACTCTATCTTCTTTCGCTTTTAATGCAGTAAGCTGTTCTTTTACATGTTGTAATTCACCGCGCAAGGCCTCAATGCCGCCCGAAAGCGTCTCTAACTGTTGCAGCACTAGCTTTGAATATGTTTCCCAACCATTGTTCTCGTTAGACATCTTCTGTTCTCCCAGTTTTAATTAGTCAACGGAAGAACATTCGATCTGTTGGACATTATATTGGCCTTCATTATTAATAACTTTGTTGATGATTAGTTCAAAATCTAATGGTTTGATGTCATCTAAATTTGGGTTCTCGCACACTTTTCGTAAGACGTCATCGATGTTCTTTTGAGAATCTTCATAATATTCAATGCGATTAATATTAGATTTCCCATCTTCCATAATCTTCTGTCCAATCATATGAGCGATTACATCTCCCTTGGATTCTCCTTGGGTGGCCATTGGGCGTACTTGGTTAGAATCAATTCCGATATCCTCAAGATAATCCATAATGGGCCCAAGAGAGTTGCCTCGCCGAGCGGTCATAATATAAGTCTTCGAGTCCGGCGGAAACTCACGCATGATATCGGTGATGATCGTAATCTCATCAGGATCTTTAACAATTGAGAAATCACTCAAATCAATTTCATAACCCAACTCCATCAAAGCATCCACAGCGTCAAAAGCTTCTATTCCTTCTCGGGCTGCAGCTGCGTTCATATACTCTTCAAACTCCTGCTGGTCACTCAGGGTCGCCTCCGAGCCATCGGGCGCTTTAACACGCGTTTCTGACCTCGTATGGGCTATTGTTTCATCGAAGTCGAAGATGCGAAGGGTTGTGATGGGTTCGTGCTCTTCGTTTATATATTTTCGCCAATTTTCAAGTAGGAGTTTCATTTTACTTCGTCAATAGATTTATCCATCTCATCGTCAAAGTCAGATCTGATCCAAACCATTGAATTAAACTTTGCCCTCTTTCTATCAAGGATCAAAGAGCCTTGTGGTTTAACAAGTTCTCCAACCACATCTACGCTTTCAAAATCGATTTCAGTCTTTTGTTTATAAACTACCTTGGGCTCCTCTTTTGTGTCATCGGCATATGCAACGCCCGAAAACATAAATAATACTAAATATTTCATTTTAGGATCCTCCGTAAGTAATCCACAATTCGATGGCATCTTCGTAAGCCTCGATATCGTTCATGTCTAGTTCGGATAAAGCCTCATCTAAATAATTCATTTTAATCTCCTCCAAATATTTCATAAAGATCATCATCATCGGACTTCTTTCTTTTAGTCATCCTTTGAAGACATTCAATTTTACTAGATACTGCAGAGGTAAATAGAACCGGAAAGATAGAATGGATAAAACATTTAAACAGCAGTATCTTAAGTATAACACAAATTTTCCATGCTGCCAACATGTGTTGCAGATAGGTTTCGTTTTGCTCGTGGGGATGTTTGGTAAATATATTTTTCATTAGTTATCATAAACCTTATCGGTTTCCTTTTTATCTCTAATAATTGTTGTGGCCTGCAGCATATCTTGGGGATCAACTTCTTTAAGAACAATATTTCCTGTTTTTGGCTCAAAATACATCCCAATTAAATCGCCAGTAGAAACATCTTTCATTTCTTTTTCGGTGAGGGTTATCATTCCGCCGTTTTTCTTAACCAAGACGGTTAGGATACTAAAGAGATATTCCGGATCTTGTAAATATTTGCTCATGCGCTTAAAAATCCTTTCCAAGTACGAACTAAACGCTCGTCTAAATTTTGTTGCATATGTGATGGCTGTCGAGAGTTCAAAAACTGGGCCATAACATTATTAAAGGCTATTTTTATGTTGTCTTCGTCATCCATATCGCTATCCTCGCCAGTCGTAAGCTCACGGAATAGCTTTACGCGCTCGTCAGGGTCGTCTGCTGTGATTTGAAAAGTAAGGGTATACTGGACGTCCCCACCGGAATCAACTGCTTGAGAATTCTCTATATCAAGTTGATATTCGGTTCCTAACGCTTCTTGCGCAGATGCCAGCAATGCAGTCCGTATCGCTAGCCGCCAATCGCGAGAATCCAAGATGTCAAACAAGACTTTAGGATTTAGTTCAAGAGCGCCCGGATCAAAGTCATGTGATATCGCAGCAGTCGCCTCATATGACTCCGGAGGATGTTCTCCGTCATATCGCACATCCCACTCATAGGATTCGAATGGGCTGTCTTCTATCTCATATGCTAATTTGATGTATTCTCCGCCTTCCAGATAACCTTCTTGTTTCAAAAACTCATCAATAGTTGCTTTGAAACCATCGCGCCTGTCGTCGAGCTTATCAAGTATTTCACAAAGCGCGTTAAATCCATCGGGATCATACATCAGCGCCGATTCTCCAATATCCGGATGCTCCAAATTGAAATTACAACCAACATGAACGGTTGTATTCGAGAATTTATTAACGAACCCAGAACTGCTATCAAAGATATCACCCCATATATCATTTATGCTATCAAAAGCATGCATCCCGGTTGGATAAGAATTCGGCAAACCTGAAAACTCACCAATATCGTATTTGAAGGTAATCCGAGCCTCTGCTTCGATATAAACACCGCCCTCATCATCACCTTCAACACTAGCGCTTACACCGACAGCGGCATAATGCCGATTCCACTCGTCTTCAATTCGTTCTACTTCGGCTCTATATCTTCCAAGAAGCCCAGATATGGCATTTGCATCTAAAGCATTTTCGGTTTCTTTGTTTTGGCGAACGGCGCCATCAAATAATGATTCGGGAAATCCAGTCAATTGTACCATTAATGCCTCTCGTCCGAGGACACCTTGGGTATCTTCATAAGAACCACCAAAAATCATAAATTTAGATAAATCATAAGTACCTTCTTTGTCAGTCGGCATCTTTTCCAACACTTCTTGCTGATTTTCTCTAGCCCATTGAACAATTCTATCCACAAAGCCGGGGATATCGGCACCATACACCCGTTTTTCGGGTACTGCTAGCTCTGTGCCGTCGTCCCAGCGCTTAGGCTTGTCAGTATCGTAGTATCGCATTTGGCGCAGTCTGGTGCGACTTATGGGCTCTAATGAAACACCGCTGGTTGAATCTGGTCTTTCATCATCGTAAAAAATCTCACCTTCTTGAATTTCTTGTTCTGCGCTATCAATATTGCTCGTATTTGTCTCTGCTAGTAGATCTTCGGTCTCTACGACGTACGCAAGTGCACCATGGCCCTGTGCTTCAGCGACAGCACACTTATAATACTCATTTGTGCCTCCAGATCGGCTTGGTGGAGAGTGACAAGAGGTGATATTCTCAAAATCACTCATTCTCATCACATCTATGGGATGTCGAGTGATAATAATGGAATATTTGTCATTATCGAGCTTATTTATCTCTTTTTTGATGTATCCGGCGTTTGTTTGCCAATATTTCGCCATTTTAGTCGCTAAATTGGTCAAAGCGTAGCCCGCAGGCCCAGCAACGCCCGGATTTGGGATATATAAGCCGATTTGAGTATTTATTCGGTTATAATCTTCTAGTTCTTTTTCATCAAGCGCCGCTCTGATCATTTTCCCGCTTACTTTCCATGGAGCATCTATTTTACCGTGTGCACCGGTATAATTTATCTTTTCTGCGTGATCATATGCTTTTTGATACAAATTGTCCCTTTTTGAACTCAGATCTGCCACTTTTGCGAAGAATTTGCCGATTTTCATCTGAATTTTCTTCTTTTTTGGCCTTATTTCTGTCCCACTCATCAAACTATTCACCAGTTCCTCAGTACTGGGATTAGAAACATCGCGTACGGCTGAAACCAATGCTTTTTCCCAATCTACGTCAAAATCTTGATTTTTAAAGAAATTACCGAACTGCCCAAGTTCTGTGGAGGGGTCCATCGTCGGAAAGTCGATAACTTTGCGCATTTCGTCGTCAAAAAGGGTATTAAAGGCAATATCTTCGCCTTTCATATCATCTAATATACCATCTAAGGCTTCTAACTCAATCTCATCGAGTTCCCGAAGCAATTTATCAGGTTTTTGTTCGGAAATATTCAAATTTTCCAATAATTTTGCTGTTTTTAGCAGAATTTGCTCGTCATTTAGCATTTTTAGACATATCCAGGGCTTTCTCCAGTAAATAGATCGGAATTTCGGTATTGGCTAAGTCTTTTATATCATCAATTGTCGCCCATTTGTAATCATCGTGCTCAATTTCATCAGTTTCGGGGTTGGGAATACCTACATCAACACTGCCATCCCAACTTTTAGCGTAAAAATAGAACTTTTCTGGCTTTGGTTGGCCTAGGTATACCAGATCACAAACCTCACAATTCAAGTTTGTTTCCTCTTTGAGTTCTCTCACCGCACCGTGCTCAATTGTACAATCCTTTTCATCAATGTGGCCTCCAGGAACGGTCCATTGTCCCCCACGGCCGTCGATACCTGAGCGTTTAATAATAAGAAACTGTTGGTTGTCGTTTAGACAAACAACTATACCCACAGTCTTTAATTCACTTTCGGTGAGAAAAGAATTCCATTTGTTTAACGACATGCTTTATAATTCTGTACCGTGCCACGGCAGAACGGTTTAAGGGCTTCCTTAATGTCAATATTCTTTATGGGAGCAACCCAAATCATATTTTCTTGAATTTGTGTTCCATAAGTATATTGAACATCTATACCGTATAGTATACCAACTAATTCACCATTTGTATTGTAAACTCCGGCGCCAGAACACCCAAACCAACCATATGTATTAATAATCAAATGTGTACCAGTTCCCGGTATCTCCTCATAACCCACAATTCTCCCTTCGAAAGACATCAGTTTGTGCCAAGAAGGGTGTCCGGAATATATTATATCAGCACCAATATCATAATTCCCTGTCGGCTTCCAAGACATTGGTTTTAAATGATGAAACGACTTAGAAACCACCAGCACTGCGATATCATGGTTGGCGCTTTGATAAATTAGCGTGCCAGTTCTTTGTTCCGATTTTTGAGAAATAAGATATTCAGAACCCAAAGGCCCGTCGGCTACATGTTTAGCCGTTAGAACCAACACCAAATCTTTGTACTGTACAACTGTTCCGCTACCATGCCCACTGCTGGTCATGACCTTTACTGCAGCATCCCTCACTTTTTTTTCAACAACGGACAAAGACTTATTGACCTTTTCAACAGGCAACTCTGGTTTATAGGTTTCTGCGGTGCTTGAGCGAGAGTACATGCACGCCGCAAAACATACTATACCTATAGCAAAATATTTAAAAATTTTATTCATATTAACATCCTTTATGAGCCGGTATCCGGCGATTCTATATATCTATATCCAATTTCAACTAATTCGCCCGCTGAAGGTACGGTTACAAAATATACCGTGTTGTCGGATTCTTGGTAATACCATGTATAGGTACTTAAGGCTCCGTTAATAAACACTCTAATTGAGTCAGCTACCGCTTTATGTGTTAAGACAACCTCTTCAACGGGCTCGATCGAGTGGGTGGCATCGGTAACGCCTGGAGACCAGTCCTCAGAGCATATATCCACCACCACTCCGCCTAACATCCATGTCGCGTCCATATACCTGTCCCCGATATCAATAGGACTTACAAAATGAGAGCACTCGGAAACTGTTGCAGCCACATTTACAATACTGGCCATGAAAACAGAGCCCATTCTTAGAGAGCCATACCAGCCTAAAAAATCTGCCGGCATTGGGTATTCAAGTTCACTCTGTTCTTCTTCATCTGAAACAAAAACTACCAGCAAGCCAGCTTCTGGCCTCATCCAAGTCGAAGAATATGGATTATGGTTGATATATTCATAAACAGAATTAAATCCCTCTTCCCATGGTGCCATGCTCAGTGTAGCTAACATGGCCGCGGCATCGTCCACATCATCTCCCGGTACCAAAGGAAACTCTGTGCTCGTTACAGATCTAGTAGGATCGGCGCTGATCATCACGAGCCTCCAATCTGATACCGGCAGCGCGTGCAACATTGCTTCCACACCGGACAACAGTTCCGCATTATATCGATTCATCGAACCCGAACGATCAATAACCCACAAGATATCAATCCCATCAGTCGACATATGTTGTGTAAAAGAATCTACCCAGATGAGACCGGGATCATCTTCTGCTGTGTCGCCTATATATACTGGGATTTCTACTTCAATGTAGACTGGAACCTCTACTTCTTCTACGACAGTGACAGTTTCAGTTATTGTTTCTGTGATAACGATCGTTTCCGGTTCGCCGGGCATGACAATCGCATAGTCTGGCCCGCAACTCATTAAAATTGAGATGAATGCTAAAATCATTGTTGTATACCTAACAATAACTATGCTTCAAAATTACTTTTCGTCACGTAATAAAGCAAAACTTAGTAAAATCATATTCCCTATAGCTAAAACTTGTAATTCGTAGTTATTAATTTCGGCGCCGAATAAAAACAAAAATACATTTACAAATGCCGCGGCAATCACAATCGGTTTTAAAATATTCCAAAACTTGCCCACATAATAGGTATGTCAGATTGCAGAAATCATCTCAAGATCATATGAATAATATTTTATTGCTTGTCCCAGCTTTAAATTATAAACATAGAAGGAAGGGAATAAAGTGCCCTGTCGGTCTGACTCATGAGCACAAACCAGTATAACCCCGAGGCCGTCATGCTTAGCACCATAGCCATCAGCAGTAACATCGATTTGTACCAGATCTCCACGGACCCAAGGTCGCTCAGAAATTTCGATTTTTTTTCCCAATTTTTTCTCCGTAGAAATTTTTTTATTTTTAATCGATTTGATACAAATCATAAAAACCAATTAAGATAGATAGCTTTAAACCTTGCTCTTCAACCCAAGTTGGACTCGGTGCATTTAAAACATCAGACTCTTCCAAATTGCAAGACCAATTGACTTTCCAAAAATATAAATCATCATGAATAGGGGAAATTTTCCGTTCCCTTTCAACCAATACTCCGTATTGATTCGAAATTATATCGATAACTAGATCTCCGGGAGATAACTTAACATGTTCGGCTTGTTGGTGCCAGTCGTCATGTAACATATGCTAATTATTTTTGAACAATTGCAAACGACCATCAACGATCATATTAACAATTGCTTCTTCCGTATAATAAGTATGCTTTTCGTCATTCCAGAAAATCTCCCAGACGAGCAATTCAAAGTTACTCTGACCATGTATGGCGCCCTCGACACAACGTCGAAGCAGCAAACCCTTGTCACGCGTTACCGTATCAAGCAAGAAGTCGCCAACACATAAATTGACCGATATACCCACATAGTATATATTACAGTGCGCGCCAACCTTTGCGTTGTTTCTTACATTCCTGTAATTGTTGCAACACAGCTAAGTTGGGATTCACTATACACATATGCTTCGGTAAAAACCAGTCAGGCGCTGTTAACGGCACAAAGTCCCCAACAATTTTGTTGATTACTGGAGGTACCTCATATGATACACTAGTGCTCCTACTTGCTCGGGCATCAGCGCCGAGGGCCAGCTGCGTATACATTGCACATAGAATAACTAATGCCCCTACTATGGGGGCTACATTCAAATTTTTCATATAAACTATACTTTAATCCTATCGATCATATATGGGTGGTGAACTGCCATATCTTTATAAAGCCTTTTAAGTACTTTCTTCGTAATATTTGCGATCTCATCCTTACTTTTAGATTTACCTAGTGCAATGACCAGCTCGTCTTCTAGAATTTTCCTGACCTTGCGGCTTGATAATTGCTTTTTCACTTCATCCGCAACGATTTTCTTAACATCTGCTTTGCTAAGTTCTTCGTATATTAATTCTTTAAGTCGTTCATGTTTAATTTTCATGCGTTGCGCTCACCATGTCCTTATAATTAGTCTATTGTTTCCTTAACTACCAATCTAAGATACTCTTGTGTTGCTTCTGTGGTATTACACTTCTTTTGTTAACAGTCTTTCGCATTCCGGACACAATGCCGGCAGCTTGATTACCATTCCCGTACCACAATGCCAACATGTATATTTGTATTTTGCTACTTTCACTTTACCTCCTATATAAACTTCTAAACATATACAATCTTTCGATTGTATGCATCCATAATCTTTCTTTTACCCCATCATGCGGGTATTTTACCCAATAGATTTGTGCCATATTCATCGAGGGCGCCCCATTGGTCTCTGTATCATATAACTCGACTATGATTGCAACTCCCCCATGGCACGTGCATGTAACCAGATCCCCGACGGATAGCGCATGCTCCGGTGCTTTCTTGAAGAAGTCTTTCACCCGTTCGATATATCCCACATTGTATATATCTGGGAATATTTTTAGGCGCAATTATTAATTGGAACTCATATCTCATAATTTTTTATCGGTATCGAAAACGGGCTTAGCTTGCAGATCGCCATACGCCGGCATACAGCGACATACATCCCGGGGTAGGGGGGTGGGGGGTACCACCATGTTGTCAAATCATTGTCAAACAATATGTCAAAAGAATGTCAAACAATGCTGTCAACTCTTTGTCATATGTTTACTGTGTGATTTAATACCTTTATATATGACATAACCATATATGTATAGGATGACAGGTGAATAGCAGCCGAGGATAAGCACCTTAGAACCTACCTTATTTAGTAGTCTCTTAACTCTCGGCAATCTCTGTGTCATCATATAGATCCGTGTCTAACATTAGTTTAAGACTGTTTATTGCTTCCATGTTCTCGCGCATCCACAGTGCACCGTCAGCGGTGACGGATACCTGTCGGCCCATCACGTGATCGTCTGGCGCGTTCTCTATCAAGCCATGCAGGATAAGCATGTCAGCGGCAGCGTTGCCATCATCCTCAGACAGTTGACATTTATATGACAACTCCTTTGTAGACCAGCGATCAAATGTTGGTAGCCAGCTTTCAATAAACTGTACCATATCAATCTCGGACTTGTTTAGTTTGGCTGTGTCGATTGTGTAGATGGATTCCATATATAGTGTGTCTCCTTTTAGATACACGGGTTTTAGCTAATGATTGAGGAAGGCAGACACTACGGGTAGTGTGTACACATATAGTGTTAGACTGCCATCAAGAGGAAAAGCATAGCCGTCCACATGAGGGCACCGATAAGATCGTAGATTTTTGCTTCTGTCTGGTTTGTCATAGATTTGTTCTCCGTTCTATGCATATAGTATACCATGCCCAGCGGCGGCTGTCAACCGGTCAAATGTCAAAAGATTGTAAAGCGCGTAAGTGGTTGATATTGTTGGTGATACATGGCAGTGTAAGTATATGATATTGCTCGGTTTGCTTGTCGCATTAAACTCACGCCTTGACAAAAGGCGACAGAGTGACTATGTACTAAGGCCCAAAGCACAAACGTATATAAAAACATACGCACCAAGAGCCACAGGCGTATTAAATCGCATACACGAATGAAAACATATACACCTAAACACACAAACAAACAATAACTACACTAATACACACATACTCTATCATATAAACCATTTATAACTGGAATAGCTACAACACGTATACGTTTAAGAGAGTTATTATATACTGTATAGTTATTCTCATTCTTATCTACTACTACACAGACAGCCCTACCTCTCGGAGATATAGCTTTTCTTTTTATTAACTCTCCGACCTTAAACATTCACAGCGCCAAGTTCTTCAGCTTGCTCGGTCATTTTGGCAAGATCGGCGACAGTCAGCTTTCTGTTTTTGTGTCTTTTGTTTTGTTCTCGCACAAGTTTATTGTAACGCTTCTTTTCGTACTTGTTTATGTGAAGGTTCTCAATGCCCAACGCTGTCAGCTTGTGCATGAACATCTTAACATTTCCATACCTCGCACCATCCTTGTCCACTCGGGCATCGGCGCGGGTCAACACTACTTCTCGACCAGTCAGGCGACCATCAACGAGTTCAACAATGGTCTGGGAGATGTAGTATTTCATAATAAAAGGGTGAGAGCCTTATTTTTATCCGCGCTCTCTGACGGCTCAGTTTATGTTATGAGGGTGGCTAAACCTCTTATAGCCGGTGATCAGGGGTTTTCATTTTCTTGACCTCTCGCGCTCTGCGCTTTACGGGTTCCGGGTTTGATTAGATACCCTCGCCAGCAGCAAGCGCAGCAAGATCGGCCTTTTCTTCGTCGCTCAGATGCTCCTTGGCTTTGTTGCGAAGGCTCGCCGCGCTCATCTTGGTAGGGTTCTTATGCTCCCCGTTGCAACCGTCAGCGAATGACTGAGCGCCTTCGGGCGTATTGTAGTCAATGACCGCTTGCTTGCCCATCGTTGTCGAGTTGCGGAACACGCGCCACATCTTCGGGCCTACTTGCTCAACGGTCCAGCCGGTGAGTTGTTTGCGCGTTGGTGGCGCTGCCACAGGCCGATAGACCTTTTTGCGGTTTGAGATAATCTCGATGTTGTTAATCATCGGATCGGCACGATAGCAAAAATCGTCGTTAGAGTCGGTGAGTTGATCGAGGGTGAAAGCTGTGGGCATTGATATATCTCCTTACTTGATATACTATATTATACACTAAAAATGGGGGAAAGTCAACAACAAAGTTGTCAAGTGAATGTCAGCGTTGCAACGCGGGTGAAACGTCTGTGACATGACTCCAGTTGCTATACTGCCAGTCGCTGATCTGCTCATCGGTGCAGAGCGCGTCGGTCCAGTTGTTCCAAGCCTCGCAACGTGCGGGAATGTCAGGAATACCGTCCTGCTCATATTGCTCTTGGATCATCGGAAGGATCTCAGTGGTGAAGGTATCGCAGGCATCTGCGAAAAGTATAACGGTGTCGAGGTTTGAAGCCATGTATTTCTCCTTACTTGGTATAACCATTATACCATTAAAAGTGGGGTGTTGTCAACAACTAAGTTGTCAAGTGAATGTCAGCACTTGTAGGCTGGTGGAGGAAGTTCGCCACCAGCATCAAGGTGGGCATTTTCAAGATCGATCATCTGATCAACCAGAGTATCGTAAGCCTCGCGATCCCCGTTACTCAAAGCTGTGTCAGCCTGCGTGTTGAGTGTCGCGAGTTGGGTGTTGAGTCGAGCGAAATCTTCATAAGTCATAGTGTTCTTCCCTTTCTACACCTATAATATAGGCACGAAACAGGGTGGTGACAAGGGTTAAGTTGTCAAGTGAATGTCAGACAGTCTGACACAAGAGGACGAGGCACGCGAGCATGATAATATCAACCTTGAGCATGATACGAACAAACTCAGGCGAAACTAAGTAGAGGGCGATGGGGCTGAGTTTTTTCTGTTTGAGGCGCATAGTGTTCTTTCCTTTCTATACATATAATATAACCCACTGAGAGGGAAAAGCAAGGAAGATCGTGTCAAGAGAATGTCAATAGACGAGTCTTATGTGATTTTCTCTTATAGTCTCGCGCTCACCGGTTCCAGCCCATTCCACGATCCACCAGTCGCTCGGTAGCGATAGGGCGGCGCTGACAATGATCCCCACTGGTCCGTGCTGGACTCCATAGGTGTTTATCTGAACCAGATCGCCGACTTTCATTCTATCCTCGGGCGGTTTGAGTTGTCAAGGAATCGTCAAGGACGATGGGAACAGTCACGCGGATCGTTGTTTCGTCAAAGACGGTGCCAGATCCGGGAGCGGAAAGCATAGCCAATAAAGTCAATAGTTTCATATACTTACCAGTTCCTCGGGTCATTGGCATCCCACACATCATGCTGCTGCTGCGCTGATAGCTTCCGATCTTTGTCTTTCAGGTTAAGGCTTCTCCGCGTTGCCGCTCGACTGTTAGCTTTCGCCTTCTCGCGTGCGTCGATGCCTCGCTGAATAAAATCATCTTCTGCGACCATGAAAACCTTGCCCTCGCGATCATGCTTCGCAGCAAAATCAACCGGGTCATCAGCGCGATCTTTTTGCTCCAGAAGATCATCAGAAAGCTCACCAAGTTCTTGAATCAGATCGGCAGCCGATCCGGTCATCGGATGCCGCCGTTTAACGGTTTCGATGTTGGTGCTAATGCATTGGTGAAGCAGATCGATTTCTCGCTCTGTCAGTTTGATAGTCAAAACTTCGTCAGACATTTATACCCCACACGCGCAGGTTGCCCACTTGAAGGCGAGGAAAATAAGACCAGACCAGCAGGTAAGATCAGCGATAATAAGTGCGGCAAACATGCCGTTTCGGTTTTCAAGCATTTTTTGCTCCTTTCTATACCTATAATATAACACCGAAAGCGGTGATCGTCAAGGGTTATTTTGTCAAGGAATCGTCAACGAGTCTAAGGTGGTCGATTTTCTGTGTGATCGCGTAGGGTGCTGCGGCTCCCGGACCCATCCACAAAACTTTAACGTCGGCGTTGCCTGTGTACTTTCCAGTTTCGACAACCAGACCCACATCGACCGATTGACCTTTTCGCCATCGCGCAGCTTGAAAGGCATATGTCACCAGATCACCTACTTTCACTGATCACCTCCAACACAGATGGGCGCACCTCGGAGGCCCGGTATCCGCTAAACAGATACATAACATCAACCCGTGGAGCGTTCCCGCCTTTACCACCTCGATACATACGCATAACTTGAAAAAGGGCGTTTTTGCTGGCTCCCCTAAATCTCACCAGATCACCGACTTTCATTTTTCTGAGCCTCCACATGCTTACACTTCCGTCGCCAACCGAAACCGGGACACGTGCAGGTCCACGTTCCTCCGTTGTCGCTCACGATGTAGGTGTTCCCCTTGCTGCCTTGAACCTCATAGGATACAACGTCAGTCGATTGAGCGGGTGTATCGCGATGCTCCACGATCATGTACTTCCCAACCTCGTCCAGCGTCAGCGTGTCGGGCACTTCCACCCAATGCTGACCGGACACAGCCCACTTCTGGCCGGATCGATCAGTGTAGAGCATCGGATTCATGCTAACGATAATGGGCAGATCCATTACAGGCACCCCGGCGATTTCACGAAAAGTACAACCCCGGCGCGAGGCTTATAGTTTACCCGTTCGATAAACTTTTGTTTGGCTTCCTCGGGGGTTCTCGCGCTGATCATCGCTAAAAAATGATAACGCTTTGTCTTTTCGTCGTACTGTTTGATCTCAAATGCTGTCATTTATGCCTCTGCCGGAATGACGGCGGCAACGCTCAAAGTTGTGTAAAGTTCACGCTCCTGTGCGCTCACTTGTGGATCGTCCATCGTTGCCTGCATCATCAGAGCGGTGATCACCTGCTCGCAACCGATAGCGGTACGCTCGATAGGTGTGAGGTTAGAATCGTCATCGGTGCGAATGAGTGGAATGGCAAGCATAGATTTTTCTCCTTTCTATACCTATAATATAGCACCGAAAGCGGTGATCGTCAAGGCAAAAAATGTCAAGAGGATGTAAAGTGTTCCAAGAACATTTCGTGAAACTTTAGATGTACGTCGGTGCCGAGAAAGACAACGGTGTAAGACTCGGTATAGTTTCCTGAAGCCTCGCCGCGCTCGATGATCATGCCGATCCGGTGATCAGGGATCTCAGTCGCATGGGTTCCATCGCGGATCTTCACCAGATCGCCAGTCTTAAACTTTTCCATTAAAAAGGCTTAGTCTGGCTCATCGGTGAGCACTCCCAAACCAACGGATGCATGATCACCGGGTTGCCTGTCTGACACTTGGCGAGGTTCACATGACAAGATGTTGTCATAGAACGAAAGCCTTTAGCTGGGGCGGTAAAGTCAGCGATAACGTAAACTCCTGCCGGGGTTCGCTCTCCGATCTTTAGCTCATAGCTATATAACTCAGCGCGACCATTCGGGTATGATACGCTACTCAGAGAATACCTGCCATTTCGGGCACTTAGCCCATTTTGCCATGCTTTGATAACACCATCGTTGTTTAGTCTCGGTCCTGTGATTGACATTATTTACTCCATGTCCGGGGAAAGTTTAACGTACCCTAAGCGTCGATCGCTATGATACGTTCGTTTGTTGAAAAGTAGGGGCGAGCGGCATAGGTCGCGGTGGTCATCCACATGCGTTGGCACTTGGATGCAACGGGCTTCGGGGCACACAGGTCTGTCAAAACGATGTGACCATCAAATCCGTGTTCATTAACGTACTTGGTTGGCGCGTTGAAGCATGTGCCTCCGCGCATCACACGCTCGGTCTTTTTGCTCTGTCCTTTTTTCCATGTGTATATTTTGCTCTCGGCCACAACCGTATCAAAGGGGATCACGGTAAACTCAGCTATCTCAGCCAACTTGTTCAACTCGGAGAAGAACGCGGCAAGCATCTGATCATCGACCGATCCAGATTGATCGATGCTGATCGCGATCTTAGCTTGGCGCCGGACTCGCTTGCCCGGATGGACGCGAGGATAACGCTTGTTAAGGCGGCGGGGAGTGCTGCGCTTATCTGCGCGTTGACTTGTCTTGACAAAATAGCGCAGCACCTTGCGCCAATCGATTTTAGTCTGGATGCGATCAAGAATGTCCTGACGCATAGATGAGGATACGGTTCCCCAGTTGCGAGCCTTCTCAGCTTCTTCGGCGGCTTTCTTGAGCGTTTCTTTCATGCGCTCGCTGGCGATTTCTTGCGTGGTCCCATCAACCTCACCAAAACCATCATGATCATCGAGCGAATCAGCATCACCGAAGGGATCCCCGGAGCCTTCACCATCGCCCTTTTCTTTCTGCTCGTCTTGCATCTTTTTAAGGGCTTCAAGATACCACTCATAGGACTTGAACGATGGCAGATCCTTAAACATGCCTTCGCCGGGGATGCAAGCCTTCATTGACTCTTTGCCGATGGTCGGGCCGGGGTTTGCCTCGCTCGGCAACTCGTTAACGATATGGCAGTTGATCGCCAGATCCATAGCGATGTTGTCAATCCGCTTCAAGCCATCGGCTGGCTTGCGATTGGTTACATGCTCAAAAATCAGGTGATAAAACTCATGCTTCAAAATGCCCAGCTTGTGATCATCACTAAGCTGCGCGAAAAACTCAGGGTTATACAGCATTTCAAACTGTGCGCTGTCAGGATTAACACGGACACCAGCAGTAGGGATCGCAGTTGTGGCGATCTTGTCGATGCGGCGCGAGAGCGCAGCGAAGAACGGCTCACGCATAAGCAGGCGAGCAGTGTGCATGTTGAGATTGAAGGGCTTTTTGGTATCGTCAGTCATTATTGTTCTTTTCCTTACTCCTATAATATAACCGCTTGAGCGGAATAGTCAAGGAAAGTTGTGTCAAGCAAATGTCAAGGAACCGGTCCCATATACAAGGCTCTAAGTTTAACCTCATCCAGCCATCCCTGATCGCCATCAATGTGCAGCTTGAATCGCCACCTTTTGTTAGCTATGTCGCCGTACTTGGCGCGTGCGGTTTCCTCGCTGTCCAGAATGATAGCGGGCTTGTTGTCGCGGCGGGACCACACAAGGTCACCTATTTTAAGTTCGTCGGTCCACATTTGATAATACTATGATATCCTCTTTGAAAAATCGCATATGTTCATCGCTTTTGAGCCATTTTACCTCATAGTGATAGGGTAACTCGCCCCCCTTTCGATGCTTTTTAACGATCAAGCCGGGCCCATGTTTCCTGAAAAACTTGCGTGGCATAGCGCCCGGACCGCCGATCCGACAGAGATCGCCGATTTCAGGATCTCTGTCGATAGGCGGGAGCCTATGAAGCATCAGCGTTGCCACCAAGGATTTCAACAAGGTGATCACTCACGCGAGTACCCTCGGAGGTCTCAGCTTTGTGCAAGGCTACAACATTGTTAATGTTGTCAGAATCCCCGAGAACGGTCCACAGCTTCATGGCAATCTCAGATGGAAGCGAGATAAAGTATTCCGCAAGGTTTACAATCTGTTCATCGGACAGTTCCTCTTTGAACACATCGGCAGATTCAAACTTCTCGATCATCGCGGCGTGATCGTTGATACCCCACTTCGCACACTTAGAAAGTTCCCCAGCATCAAGAATATCCTCGATGGTTACCTGCCATTCGTACTTTTCAACAAAGTCACGAAGGGACACAGCCGCTTCAAAGCCAAGGAACGCAGTCGCAAGGTTGAATAGCATATCGCGATCACCTTCTTCGTCGAACACTCCAACAGAGGTAGCGGTTTCGCTGTAACGCGCCCAGCTACGACGGGAAGGATAAACCTTGTTAGGCTCAAAATCGCCTTCATGCTCCAAGTGCTTCCGGTTGTGGTTAATAAAGTCCCACACAACGGTAGGGATGCGGCCATTTGCCCACTTCAGCCAATCTTCGGTAGAAGGCTCAACATCAAACACGGTCCAGCGGTCAAGCTCGGCCGGATCCATTTCACCGACTTGGTATTGTGCGCCATGCTCCCCGCCATTGACGGCAGCGACGATCAGAGTCTCAGGATGGAGATTCCATCCGTTGATCTTGCGGCTATCAGTCAACTCAAAGAGTCCCTGACGGACTTCCTGAGTCGCCCGGTCCACTTCATCGAGGAATAGCAACACAGGTTGCTCACAGGCTGTCACAAGCCAGTCAGGGGCGTTCCAAGTAGTACACTTGCGTCCATTGATAGATGTGTCTGCCGTATCAGGCAAACCAAGCAAGTCACCCTCAGTCATCTGCGATGCTCGGCGCTCCACAATCGGGAGGCTGCGAGTTTCAGCAATCTGATAGACCACTTCGGACTTGCCGACGCCATGGCGTCCACGGATAAGCACGGGAAGCCGTGAGTTGAGTACGTGAGGGGCGACCGCGAGAAATGTTGCGAAATCGATAGCCATGATGGTTTCTCCAAGTTGGGAGGGTTGTTGTTTCTTTGCCTTACTCTATAAATATAACACAGTAAGGCTTTTATGTCAAGTATTTTCGTGTCAGGTAAATGTCAGAGGTTTTTGTTATCGGATGACAACTTTTGTTTCTCTTTCTTACCCTTATAATATAACCGCTTTCGCCCATAAGTCAAGGCGAGAGTTGTCAGGTAAATGTCAGGTCTAAAAACGACCCTTCCAGTGTTCTTCAAGTCCGAGATCGCGGATCACTTCTGCCGTGACACCGCTCGGCCATGCGTAGTCGTGACCCCGTTGCTTCTCGTACTTGCCGCCCTTGGTAGGGAAAGCAGCGGCAACGTCGATGGTGGACGGCTCGCAGTCCAGCCAGCCAGCAGGCGGATCGAGCGATGGGATGAGCGAAGCAGAGGGAGCGCGCTCATCGGCGAGTTCCGCGACATCGCGTGCTTCCTTAAAGTTTTCCTCCATTTTCAGGATCTTGTCGCGAGCAGTCCAGCGACTTTGGTTAGCCGACGCCAGCTTGGTCGCATGAACGTGATAAACCCACAGACCAGCGCGAGCAGCAGTAACCGTGTACCAATCTACACTTTTAACGTAGCGGAGTGTTGTGTGTGTTCCCCACTCACCATCGGCGTTGTAACCGTTGAGGCGCATAGGGATCATTGAACCCACGCCGATGCCAGTCTCGCGGGCAGCTTCAAGCGCGCCAGCGCGAACACGGCGAGATTCCTCGATGAATACCAGCTTGTCGCGCTTGACAACCTCACACACGCGGCGGGTGTGTCCGGTGTTTTGGCAATACCCACAAGTCACGTTCTTCATGCGCTCGGCTTTCGCCGTCTTGTTCTTAACCGTCTCACCGGTTGCAAGATCGATCTTGGTGCGCTTGATGTACTGCTGGCGATAGTTCTCGGCGCGTTCGTCATACCACACGGCATCGTTTTCGTTACCACGCTCTCGCTCTGACGCTGCTGCCGACACGTTACCCGTGTACTTATCGCTGATTTGCTCTGTGAGTTGTTCGCACTTGCGTTTGTTGTGTCCCTGACGGTAGCAGTGTGAGCAGGTTACGGTTCCAGACCATGACATAGATTTTTTCTCCTTTCTATACTTATAATATAACCACTTGAGGGGTTGCCGTCAAGCAAAGTTGTGTCAAGCAGTTGTCAAGTGTTCTAAACTTTTCTCGCCGCACCATTCTTTATAGCCGGGACCGAAAAGCGATTCGCCCTGCGTAGTCCACATCACTTGGACGGGTGCGATGTTGCGGGAATCTCGGTTACACGAAATATCCACAACGATGCCGATCTGATCGGTCAGGAAATGTTTAACCAAATCACCGACGCGCATTGATCAACTCCAAGTGTTGCGGCTGGAAGCATGCAGACTTATTGACGCCAGAAATCAAAACGATGAAGAACGCATTATACTTTTCTTTAATCAAGCCCACCGGTCTACCCGGCACGGACGCACATACAACCAGATCACCTACTTGCACTAAGCACCTCCAACAATAGACCAGACTCGATCTTGGGCTTGCGTTCATCTGTCCACATCACCCACACATCGGCAGGCTTTGCCCATCGCTTTTTGCACGGACCCCAAACAAGACCAATCGATCCTCTGAATCTAACTAAACTACCTGCTTTGATCACTTATAACCTCCAGCCACTTGACGGGTTCCCATGATACTTCGCCGGGTGTGTCGGTGAGCCACATCACACGGACCCGTTTAAGGTTCGTGCCTCGATGGATGCCATCAGGCTTGATCCGCGTGAGAACGCCAATCGGGTTGCCCAGCGAACCGGGCATGTGTACCAAATCACCAACTTTCATATATATATTATAACACCGCGCAGCGGTTAGCGCAAGTTTTTCCCGTCAAGAGATTGTCAAGGGATCTAACATCTTTAAGAATGAGCGATCCGTGATTCGTCGCTCACCTCCCAGCATAAATGCATGGTTTGTGATGGTAACGCCATCGGATCGCTCGATAATATCTTCACCCAAGTATAACGCAGGTTTGCCCTTCCACATATCAAATGTG